TATAGCTGGCTACAGAAAAATCTAACGAAAAAGAACCCAAATGTTCCTGCTCGACTAAAAGAACTACTCAACATCAACAGTAAATAACAGAAGAGCTAGATATTTTCTAGCTCTTTTATTTTTTTTTCAAAAAACTATCTTATTCTAAATAGTTATTTAATATACTGATAAAAGTTATATAGGAGAATTAGAGAGTGAAAGTAATTGCGTCACTATCTGAACAAGGTTGGGTAACTGACAGTGCTAAAATACTTAATTTTATTTTCAGTTACTATATATTAACAGATAGAGCACAGACAGTTATTTTTCAAGATAATTTAATTAGTTTACCAGAAACATATTATAAATATATTAATGATCCAGATGGTATGGCAACTGCTATTAAATCTGATTTAGAGAAGTTAATTGGTCGATATTTTCCTATTGCAGATGTTGATACTGAAGTAAAGAAAATTACCGATAGTAAATTTGCTATTCTCTTATATGCGGCAGCTATTACTGAGAATAACACTCGTATTGAACTTAGTCGTGTTGTTGAGATTTCAACTACTGGATTAAGAAAGATTATTGAAGTTAATAACTTCGGTGATGGTAGATTATATTTAAACTCTTTATAATAATAATAAAATAGAGTATAATTTGGTTTTATGGACGGAGTAGTACTATGAGCTTAGATGAACAGTTAAGTAATATTAAACAAGCTTTATTAGATGAAATAGATAAAAGTAAAAATATTATATTTAAAGGTTTACTTGAAAATCCGTTAATTAATCGTATTCCTGAAAGTTTATTTGTTAATTACTTTCTGCCGTGTTTTATTGGTCGTAGTAATAACCCTAATTGGGTTATGGAGTGGATTAGTATTGCTGGTACACCGATGGCAGAAGTAATCGTATTTAAAGATGGTACTAATGAAGATCTATTTAAAGTACCAGGTCTTCTTTATACGAATAATTTATTTATGCATAAAAAAGAAGGTGATTTAGGAGATATTTTTGGTAGATATGAACAGATTAATAATAATACACCAACTACTGGATTAGCGTTTTTATTAGAAGCACTAAATAGCAAAAATGATGAACTAATGAGTAATTATAACATGAATGAAGTTAATAGAGCGTGGTTAGAAATATTTCAACGTTATGGACTTATTAGTTCTGATGAAACTATTAGTAATGAAGCTAAACAAGAAAGTAATTTAAATGATTTTCTTGAATTTTAATAGGTAAGCTATACCAGTTTTCTGGTATAGCTTACTAGTTTTGTATTTTTTGAATTAGCTATAGTTACAAGGAGTTTAATATGTCTAATAATAGTATTGGTATTGTAGGTACTGATGGACATACACCTCTATACCAGCCAGATGCTCGTTGGACGATATGGAATATTCATGAAATTTATCGTGGTGGAGTTGGAAGAAATAAATTTATTCCAAAAGTTAATGATTATGTAATTGAACCTGAAACTGGTTCTGTTTGGATAGTCACTGATCTAAACAATGTTACGCTTATTCCTGAATTATCTCCAATAGATCTAAAAAGTGAAGCAAGAATTGAAAAACTAATTACGTCAACTGGTGATAATTATCGTATTTACTACGATAAATCTACAACTCCATATACTTTAGCTGTAGATGGTTTTATGAGAGTATATGAAGGGTCAGCAACAGTTGCACGAATTTATCGTGGAATGTTTATTGACCAAACAAAGATTATTTCTCGACGTTATGATAATAATGGAAATTTTATAGGACATGATATTCCGTTGCAATTAGCAGCATTTAATAGTCATGATAATTATACTATTAAAAGTATACCAGCTTGCAACACTGATGCAGAGTTAATTGACGGTGAACAGTGTTTAGTAGTTATATTCACTTCTAGTGGTAAAGTTTTAAGTAAAGCACTTTGTATAGTTGAAGAAACTACTTATGTAGCACAAGCTTATGCTGAACAAAAATATATTACTAATATTTTCTTAAAGAGTGTATTTATTAGTGAAACTAACTCAAATGAAATTTACTATCCTGTTAATCTTCCGATTGCATCGTTTAATCCAGTTGGTGTAGTACAGTATAATGACGGTTCACAAGTAGAATATCCAATTGATGGTGATAAATTTAGACTATATGGATTAGATCAATTCGTCAGTACTATCATTGGTCATAAAGTACCTTTAGTATTAAGTTATAGGATGAGTAGCAATGAAACAGCACTAGCTTCTGTTAATGCGGATAACTATTATATCACTAGACCATATAACTTAATTGTTAGTAGTCCGAATCGTAGTTATAGTGTTAAGTTGTTTATATATCCAGTATGGAAAGATGCCGTTAATGGTTATACATATAAAGCATTTTTAATGAATCTCGATAGAAACGTTTTATTTGATGTAACTAATGTAATTGCTTTATCTACAAATTCTCCAGCTTTTAATCCATTAGCCTATGGTGTTACACAACGATTAACATTTACAGTAGATTTAGCTAATGTTTCTGGAATCTATAATCACTTCATACATGTGCAGACAGTTGATATTATTTTACGCGGACCAGCAAATGATCCAAGTGTAACTAATATTTGGGAAGTTGGTTCACAAGTACCGTCGAATGTACCTTATTTTGGCACAAATCTTCGCGCACGTCGTGATAATACTACTTTGAAAAAAGTCACTATCGGTGATCAAGCACAGACAGTTACAGAATTTATTAACAAGTACTATAGAACAACTTCACCACTATTTAATCCAGTAACTGAAACAGAAGCTCCTGATCCTACACATATTGAAGTTAAATATCTGAATGAATCAATTATTGTTCCTATTTCTGACTATGCACAACAGTTTACATTTCAAAATCAAATAGCAGCTTTCTCTAATATCGATATAGTGTTTTTAAGACAAACTGTTTCTGGTTACTTGAAATTAAGTGTTGCTTCTTTAACTGTAAGATAACTATTATAACTAACAGAAAAGATAGTCTAGGGTAATTCCCTAGACTATCTTCTTTATGTTCGTTTTAATCTTTTTTCGCGATTAATTTGTTCTAGCATTTCTTCTACACTAATTGCATTATTACGAATCTTTAACTCTCTAGCAATTTTCTTAATTTTAATTTCTAACTGTCTAGCTAAAATAGGATTATGTTCTTCTTTATAATTATCTAATAGCATATTAAATTCATTTTCTAATTCCATAAACTCTTCTTCTTGATATTCATCGTTAACAGAAGAGTACTTTTCATCTAAATAGACTTTATTTGATTTTAATATACTATATGTGTCAATACCGTATAGATTTAAATTCTTACCATTTACTAGTAACCAATAACTTAGTAAACTACAGATTACTAAATCATCATTACCACCATCTGGATGATCGATACGATTGTTCTTGATAATTAGTGAAGAAATCTGATTAATAAGTTTTTCATCATATAGACAGTAACCAGTAAACTTCAACATAGAAATTAGTGTAGTGCTATATAGCTCATTACGAGAAGTAACACCAGAACCAGATGTAACAAAACCAATATGTTTTTTGTATTTAATAAATACATCTTCATCATAATAACGAGCTTTAGTGATTTCTTCAAATTCTTCTGGATACTGTTCTTTATTTTGGAAGATTGTATTATATAATCGAGTAAAAGGATTAATTTCATGTATTAGTAGTTTTTGAATAATATAATCAATAATAGTAGCTGCGGAGCTACGTCGTTCAATGATTATTGTACTGTTTTCATATTTTAATAGAAACGATACAAAGAAATCAGCTAACGTAATTAGATTAATTTCATTAAAAGTAGCTGTACAAATAACTTCACCATTTGTATGGTCACGTGCTACAAATCCAATATCATCACGACCAACACCATCAGAAGTATCTACGCCAATAACAAAATGATGACCATTTCGTTTACGCCATTCAACTTCATCTTTAGAAATATACCATTTAATTAAATAGTTATAAGGAGCATATAATTCTGAACGTGGTAATTCCACAACACTCTTTTTAATGATTTCAATATACTCTCTGGGAATTGGTGATTCACTAGAGCCAGATATCCACTGGTTAAAGATATCTCGTTTAATATTTTCAGGAGTTGAAATATTCTCTAATAATCTTTTCTCTAACCATTCATCATCATAACCTAATTGACGATAACTTAACGTAATATTAATGATAGGACGTTTTATTTCATTTTTACTAGTATTAGAATTCTTATAGATTAATTCATTTAATTCTTTTAAGTTCTCTGCATCAAAAAACAACTCATCTAACATTGTTGCTGAGTTTGCTAATTGATATATATATCTACCATCACGATCATCGATATTACCTGCTGTTGTTGCAAGAATAGTACCATATGGTTTACCATTAGCTTCAGCAGCAGCACGAGCAGCATTACCAGACATTAACATTGCACTCATCGAAATGGCAATATTATCAATAAACGCAGCTTCATCTATAATGTTAATTGGAGAAGTAAAACCACGACCAACTTTTTCTGCTTGTTTTGGAGAAGGTGATGACAAATTACCTTTAAAGACATTATTAATTGGTTCCTTTAGACGTACTTCATCTGTGTTAAAAATATCTTTTTTAGTAGAAAAGTTCAGATAATCTGGAAGCTCATCGAAGAGATCTTTAACTTTCTTTAACGTTTCTGCTTTTAAACTTTCTGATTTTGTAAGAAGATTAATAAGTGTATTAGTTGTACCGAAGTTTAATAACCATAATACTAAAGTCATTAACATCGTAGTTTTACCAGTTTGTCGTAAAATGACAATTAATACCATTACATGATTAAAGAAAAACCAGTATAAAGCAATATTAGCTCGATTAGCTTGAAAACGAGTAGGGATAACACTACCTGGTACAGGAATTCTTGCTACTTCTCTTAAAAAGTACCAGAAGTTTTGCTGGCATTCGTAGACAATTTTTGCTTTAATCTCTATAGGTAAATTTTCATCAAATGGATCAACATCTTTTAATTCAGGTTGAAGTAAAGATAAGTGAAACGCACAGTTTCTAACACCCATGCGTTGATAAATTTCTGCTAATCTTAAAAACGAAGTATTTTTAGTTTCATAATGAATAACTGAACCAGGATGCTTATTTATCCAATCTGACTCAAATAAGATCATAATTAATCTTCCCTTTATATATAGTCAAATTATCAGAAAAAAGGTAATAAAAATTAAAAGAACCAAGGCATTTTTTGAATTTTAACTGAGGAAAGACTATGCTGCCAGTTTTTAGCCAGTTTATTTTAAGACAAGCTATAAGAACTCCACTATACCTTCTTAATCCAAACGTTATTCCTCATGAGTTAGTTTCTCTACCAAGATTTTCAGTTATTCATTACCTTGATACTAAACAAAATAATCATTTCCCAGTTAGAGATCTTTACTACTTTAGAGATATTCCTAAAAATAAAAAGATTCCTATCTTTCATATAACTGATCTTGAAAGTAAAACAGAAACTACTACATTAGAAAATAAGATGGCTTTAGCTGAAGTTCGCAAATGGAATCAAGCAAATGTGAAGCATTTTAAAGCAATAAATTTACTAGAGTCTCCTAATAGCGATAGTAATCTAATTGCAATTTATAATTATAATATACTTAAAGATCTATATAAGTATAAAACTTCTATGCAAAGCACTTATTATAAGTTTTTTAACTTAAATTATACGTATTGGAGTACTGTCAAAAAAGCTGTAAATGCAGATAAAGATTCTATTCATTTTGTATCTATAGACTTACCGAATAATATTCCTAATTTTAATATTATAAATATGATATTAAAGTTTAATATTGTTAAATATACCAGAATTGTAAGTGATACTGATTTACTGCATGTAATTGATCTATATAAATGGTTAGTAGAGAATACTAGACCTAGTTCTTCAATGTTAGAGATTACTGATGAAGAGTCAAAAAGGATAGTTGTTGAGTTTAAATATAAGGGTTATAGTTGTTTCTTACCGTTATATGTCATACGTGGTATGTCAAAGGAATCTTCACTAGAGAGTGATGTGAAGATTTCAGATTCAAAAATTCAAAAACTATTTATTTTAATGCTATATAAGGTTCAGGATAAAGTTAACACCTTACTTGAACAAAATATACCAGAAGAAGAAGTTAGAGATGAAACAGATAAAGAACAGTTAGAAGAAATTAAGGAAGAAGACATAGATGATGATAACGATATAAACGTAGAAGATGATGATTATATAGGTGTACAAGAAGATAATGATATAAACACACAAGATGATAGTAATGTTTCAGACTCTTTACCTGATATTAGTAGATTAGCAAAAATTAAAAACAAAGATATAGATATTGAGAATATTTATAAAGATTTAGAAGTTGAGAATTTTGATAACCTTATTGATAAAGAGATTACTAAATTTGAGTTAAATAATGAAGAAGTCGA